ACTTATCCTAACCTTATGACTCAAAATGATAGAGACTTTCAAAAAGTCTTACAAGCTCTAACAGTATTTGATAAGAAAATTTCATTTCTTGAAAGTGCTATTACAGAGCTAATGAAAGCAACAGTTGAATCTGCAACTTCCCAACAAGAGTTAAACAAGTCACAAGCTGAATTAACTATGGAATTGGGAGAAAATATAAAAGCAATAGCAACTAACCTAACTGACGTTATCAAGTATCTAAATGCAAAGGAGGGTAACTAATGCCTAACTGGACATACAACAGACTAAGAGTCAGAGGAGATGACTCTAAAAAAATTCAAGAAGTAAAAAAATTATTTGAAGGGGAAAATCCTTTTAATGTTTTGATACCTGAACCCGATTGGAAGGTTATTCCATTAACTGAAGAATATGCAAAGCCTTATTCTTTTTCTGACCCCAGAGGAGAGATTGGAGAGTTGCCAATACAGCCCGACCCAAATACAAAAGGTTGGGATTGCCCTAAATTTGCATCTACTGGTAGGCAAGATGATCGTTGGTACGATTGGAGAAATAGGCATTGGGGTACAAAGTGGCCAGCCTGTGATATTGAAATTACTGAAGATGATGAAGATTTTCTTGAGGTAACTTTTAATACCGCTTGGAGTCCACCTGAACCAATCGTTCATGCTTTACGTTCCAAATACGAATGTAGAGATGAAGATTCTTATAGCAATGGTAAGTATCTTTCTGTTTCGTGGCTTTACGAATTAGAAGGAGAAGAAGCGGTGGGGTATCTATAATGTCCCACCCAGTAAATGATGAAATTCTTGAAAATCTTTACGAAGAAGTTAAAGAAGAATTTCCTAATGCGTTAGAACCTTTTGTTTTAGCAGAAGTACAAAAACGATTCGAGGAGATGAGTATATGAACATAACAGAGTCTAGAGATGAAGCATTTGAAGCAATCGCAGAGATGTTACGCTCCAATATCAAGAAGACGAAGATAGCTTCTAAACTTGCTGCTGATTATTGCGTAAGTGATAAGACAGTTTACAAGTGGATTACCAGAGTTGAAGAAATGTACGATATA